TGAAGCTCGGCCTCATCGAGAAACGCACCTACCGCGTCGTCCTTCGCCGTGGTAGGGCAGGATGACCTTCGCCCCGTTCTGGCGGGCGACGCGGTTGATGCGGGCCTTGAGGTCGGTGCAGTAGTCGCGGACGATGGCCTGCCCGTGGCCCTGCATCGAGTCGAGGCGGTGTTCGTGGTTGCCCCAGAGGTAGACGGTCGGCTTCCACTTGGCGAAGAAGTCCTCGCCGGCCTCGATGTCCTCTTGCAGGGACTCAGCTCCTTCCTTGTCGGACCCCACGCCCTTGCGGAGGGAGCGAAAGTCGTAGTGATCGCCGCCGGCCACCTTGACGTCGGGCTTGAAGTCCTTGGTGAACTCGTAGAGGGCCGAGAGGGCTTCGGGGTCTGCCATGTCGCCGTGGCTGTCGGACGCGAAGATGAACTTGGTCAGTCGGCTCATACGCTTGGCGTCTTTGGCAGTTCGGTGGGCTGGGCGTACTTGTCGTAGTGGCGCACGAAGCGAAGCCCAAGGCGGTCGGCTGCGTGGTAAAGCCCTGGCGTGCTGAAGTCGTACTTCTCGGAGGTCTCGCGTGCGGTCAGCCCCTGCTCGATGCCGAGGCGGACGGCTTCCTTCATCGAGATTTTGCCCTTGGCGAGGAGGTTCTCCTCGACGCCCCCGAAAGCCCGCTTGCCCGCCTTACGGCGCCGACAGCCCGCAGGCCAGATGATGCCGTGCCGGCAGATGAAGGCCTCCATCTCCTTGAGGGTGACCTTCGCGATCTTGGCGGCGTCGGCAGGAAGCCACGACGCACGGATGGCCTCGCGGATGGCCTTGGCCATGTGGCGGTCGGAGGGGTCTTTAAATTGGTCAACCCGGATATGCGGCTTGGAGTCGTAGTGCGGACAGGTGGCGAGGAAGCGGAGGCGGTCGATTGAAACCCCCCACGCTTTGGACATCTCGGCCAGTTCGTCGTCGGTGGGGGAAGGCATTAGATTGAGAACCCCTTTGTCGGGAGCGTATACTTGGCGGTTATCTCGATGCCATTCCAGCCAAGGAGGTTGGTCGCCCCTACGCTGGTGATGGTCATCTCTACGGGCTTTGCTGGTCGAGTCATCGGTCGGGCCGTGTGAATGATGGCATAGCCTCGATGGTCGGCATCGAACTCAATGCCACATTGCTCCCTGCCTGTGTAAATGATGGTGCTTCCCGGGCTTGGCATCTTAACGCCGTTAGCGCAAACGATGTTGCTCAAGGTCACATCGGTACGGATGTCATCCATTCGGTGATGTCTCATCGTCAGAACTTGTCGGACTCCTTGGCTTGCTTCCAGACTTGGCGGACGGCGAAGCCGTTCTCGGTCGGGTCAAACTCGCCGAGGTGTTCGTCGAGGGCGTTGCCGGCCTTGATGAGGACGTCGATGCCGTTGCGGTAGCGGTTCAAGTCGATGGCGGAGATGACGACCCATTGCCCGTCCTCGGTCATCTTGAGGACTTGGGACAGTTGGAGGTTCAGCGCGTTGACCTGTGCGAGTTGCCGTTCCAGCTCCTCGATGCGTTCCTGCTTGGTTGGCTTCTTGCTCACAGTTGCAGATGCTTGGCGACGGACGCACCGACCTCGCGGATCGTCACGGCGCTGTTGGGCTTGAAGACATAGGTCTGGTCGGGGATGACGCCCTCGAGCATCTCGCGGATGCTGGTGGCCTCCTCGTCGTTCGCCGGGCCGACGCCTTCGGTCTCGATGTGCAGATGGACGACCCGCCAGCCACGGACCTCGCCCATCAGTTGCTTGGTCACGACCACCTCGTTGATGTAGCGGGTGTCGGGGATGACGACGTGGCCCCGCTCCTTCTTGGCGGACTCGGTGAGGTTGAAGATGAAGACGTCCTTGTGCATGGAGCGGGCGAACCGACCCATGGCGACCAAGGTGTCGCGGTGTTCCTTCTTGAACGTCTCGTCGAAGAAGTTCGCCGTGAGACCGAGCTGATAGGCGAAGTCATTCGCGGCGTCCTTGAGGGCGTCGGCGAAGGCGATGCGCTTGATGTCCACGCTGTAACGGGTCATCCCTTCCGCAAAGGTGTCCTTCCCGCTGCGGGCATAGCCGGAGAGAAGGACGATGGTCTGCGGGGCTTTGATGATGCGGCGCATGGACTACCAGTCGGTCGGGGTCGGGATGGTGGACGCGGCGACGCCCTTGCCCTTGGGGAAGTTCATCTTGTACTTGAACTGGGGCTTGCCCTGCCATTCGCCATCGGGGGTGACTTCCACCTCGACCTCGAAGTAGACGTTGGTGGCGGGGCGGAGGTAGTCCAGGAAGTCGGGGACGGAGAGGTCGGCCTTCGGTTCGGAGACGAACTTCCCGCTGATCTTGCCGACGAGCATGGCGAGGGACTTGCCGTACTTCGTGCCGTAGGACTTGGAGAAGCACAGGCCCTCGGCGGTCTTGAAGAAGAGGCGGGCGGAGACGCCATCGTCGTAGACCTTGACCTTGTCCTCCTTGGGGAGGGACATCTTCAGGACGTACTTGCCGGAGGCGGCGATGGTGGTGAGGGGCGGGCGGTCGTTTTGGTTTTCCATGTTGGTTGTGGGTGAGATTGGCGGAGGTTATGGGACTTGAACCCACTTACAGATTGGCGAATACTCACCTCTCTGCACCACAAGACCCTCGGAGAACGCCGAGGTTAACGCCTTGTGGCTCTTTCGTTCCTTCAAGATTTTACCTCCAATGTGATTAGGCGAAGTTGATAGGGGCGAGGGGAGCCGTGGAGGTCGGGCGGGCAATCGTGATGACCTCGGACGGGTAGGCGGGCCACTCGTTAAACGACTTGCAGACCTCATAGGACTTGAGCGCCTGGAGCATCAAGGTCTCCCCTTCGGCGATGAGGTCGGCGTGTAGCTCGAAGACGGCGGTCAGGAACGGGGCTTCCTTCTCGACGACGATGAAGCGGAAACCCTTGGGGCGGACGCCGAGTGAATACTTGCAGAGGGCGAGATACCAAGCGGCCTGCAACTTGAAGTCGTCCGACCAGATCATCTGGCGACCAAACCCCTTGGGCGTGGCTTCCTCCATGGTCGTCTTGATGTCGTAGAGGTAGCCGTCGGCGCCGATGATGTCGAGCGACCCCTTGATGGGCACGATGTAGTCGGCCTTGAGCATGACCTCGGTCGCAAGGGGGACGATGTTGTGCCGTGCCATCGCTTGCTTGATGGCGTCGGAGTAGGACAGGGCGTTGTCGTACTCGTCGGCCTTGCAGGGGATGTCGGTCGGCTGGAGGGTGGACTTCCAATATGCGTGGACCTCCTTGCCTTCCTTGGTGCGCTTGTCGCAGTCGGGTTCGGGCTTGAAGAGGGCGAAGCGTTCCGGCTCGAGGACGGCGACATGGGTCATGATGCCCTCACGGAGGGCCTTGGAGTCCTTGCGTGGGTTGGCCTTGTCGTGGGCGTACTTGGCGGGGGCCTTGAGGAGAAGCTTGGCACCCGTCTGGTTGAGGGCGTCGATGGCTTCATACTCCTCGCGGGTGCGGGCGGCGGTGGCTTGGCTGATTTGTTCGGCGGTGTACATGGTGGGTTGGGTGTCGGAATGGATTACAGGACTTCGTCGGAACTGTCGAGGACGGTTTCCGCGTCGTTCAGGGTCGTGTTCATCTCCTCGGCCTTCTCGTGGAGGTTCTGGACGCTGACCAGGAGCGAGGCCAAGTCCGCTCGGACGATGTTGAGGCGCTCACGGAGTTCGAGGAGGTCGTTCGGATCGTCGAGGCGGGAGGCGTCGGTGATGGACAGGACGGACAGGAGGCGGTCGGTGTCGATGCTGACGCGGTTGATGTCGTGCTGGGTGACGAAGGCGGTCTGATACGAGGAGAGGCTGCGGGCCTCGGTACTTAGCCGGCGAAGGGTCGCGGCGAGTCGGTCGGTGTTGGTCATTTGAGGATGGTGCGGATGCGGGAGAGCGTGACCTCCTTGACCTCGCCCTTGAGGACGAGAAACGTGCGGAGGTTGGAGCGGTAGAGGGTGGGCATGGTCTCCGCCGTCCAACCTTTAAGGAGGCGCTCAAAGACGACGGCCGTCTTCGCGGAGGCTTCGACGTAGAGGGTCGAGTCGAGGAGGATGATTAGGGCGAAGGGCTGACCCTTGTCCTTGTAGGCTTGGGCGGCCTTGTAGACCGAAGATGGAACGATTTTAAGGCTCATTGTGGGAAGAAAGACCGGGCGGAGAGCCATATCTTGCTCAGATGAACAGTATTTTTGTTTATCTTGTCGCCGACCGTCTGCCCCACGAAGTCGATGTGGTAGGAGTTTCCGTTCAGCTCGAAGGTGGCGCCGGCGAACTCGGGGATGTGCTTGGCTTGCTTCGACAGGATGACGGCCTCGAAGTCGGCGAGCTCGACCTCGGCCTGTTTCATGTCCTGGACAATTGGCGGATGGCCTCGGTCTTGACGATCCACATGAGGACGATGGTCTGGTCGGGGAGGATGACGTTGATGGGCTGGCAGGCGCCGAGCTTGGAGGTCGTGGAGGTCACGACTGCTTGCCCTCCTTGGTTTCCGTTGCCTTGCACCATTCGATGACGGCTTCTTGTTTAGAAGAACCAATGTATCTAGGCTCAATAAATAACAACTTTGCCATCGCATCCCCCGCCTTGGTCAGCCGCTCGACCTCGGCCTTGAGGCGGGCGTTCTCGGCCTGCAATTTAGCGATCTCTTCGTTGCAAGCGGCGACCGCCATGTCGGCAATCTTGAGGGGGATCATGCGCTCGCTCACGACCGACCTCCCGCTTCGAAGTCGATGTAGGCGCGGTTGGCCTCATCGGTGTCGGGGAGGTGCTTGCCCATCTCCGTGCCGGCCTTGCGGAGACGCTCGTTCTCGGCCTTGAGGTTAGCCACCGTCAGGCAGTCGACGCGCTCGTGGGAACGGATGACGGCTTCGAGGCAACGGACTTCAGCCTGGAGCGTTTGCACCTCACCCTCCAAGGCGATGACGCGGCCCTTAAGGCGGGCGTTCTCGATGATGTCGTCGATGTTCATTTGGCGGCGTTCCGTACGGCCTGTTCAAAGGCGTGGTTGTCGATGGCCTTCAGTTGCTCGGGCGACAGGTCGCGGAGGGCTTGCCCGGTCTTCAGCCAGCCCTTGGCGACGAGGATTTCAACGGCGGCCTTCTCGAACTTGAGTTCACCCATGAAGACCTTCGGCGCTTGGGGCTTGGGGGCGGAGGCTTGATGCCCGTCGTCGTCGAGGTCCACCGAGATGCCGCAAGCCGTCTGGATGGACTGCCGGCGGATGTAGGTGATGGCACCCCCGACCTGTTGCGCCGTAAGGCCGTCGGCCTTGACCATCAGTTTCCCGAAGGAGAAGAAGTGGCCGGAGGAGTGCAGGAAGGAAGTCGAGACCCCGACCTTGCCTTCCTCGGTCTCGAGGACTTGGACGAGGGCGAGGTTATGCTCTTTGAGGACGGGCTTCACCGCGTCGAGCAGGGCGTCGAGCGAGACATAGCGGGCCTTGAAGGCGGGGTTCAGTCGGTTGGCCCCGACGTTCTCCATCTTGGCGAGGGCGCCGATCAGGTCGAAGTAGGGATTGGTCTGCTCCTGGGGAGCGGGTTCTTTTTTGCTCATGGCTTGTTGTGTGGGTTGGGTTGGGAAGGATTAAGGGAAGGAAGTCATCTCGTCCACCGTCTTTTGGGAGACGCAGCGGAGGCGGTTATCGTGGGAGAGGAACCAGTAGCGGGTCTGCCCAGCGGGGCGGGGCTTCAGCTTGCGGGCCACCGTGCCGTCGGAGAGGACGATATAGGACGAGCCGGAGAGTTCGCGGTAGGTCGCAGGGGCCTTGGCTTCGGGGTTGGTCTTGAAGAGTTTCTTTTCGGGGGACATAGGAAGGGGGTTCAGTTGATGGCGCCACGCTTGGCGGCGTCGAGGATTAAGAGGGCGTCGGCGTTCCAGAGGGTGACGTCCACGGAGGGGAAGAGTTCGGCGGCCCGCGACTTGAGGACGTTCTTCCATTCGGTCGTCGAGCGTTCGCCCTTCGTGCCGACGGAGTGGGCCTTCATCCAGATGGCGGGACGGATGCGGTGGACCTTCCAGCCCATGGCGATCGCGGCGCCGTAGAGGATGCCCGTGTTCCACATCAGTTTCCCGATGGCGGACCCGGGGATGCCTTTGCCGGCGAAGAGCGGGGGCTCCTCAAGGAAGAGCTCGACCTCGCGGGCCTTGATGGAGATGTCGGCGAGCAGTTGGCAGACTTCGTAGTCCGTGCCGGGCATCTTGTGGACGGTGACGACGCCTTCCCCGTGGTCGAAGTAGGCGATGCCACCATTAACGCCAGGGTCTACGGCGACGAGGAAGGGCTTGGTCATTGTTTGGTGCGTGGGTCTCGGTTGAGGCGAGCGACCACGATGCGAGTGATGGCGGGACATTTCCTTAGGTCAAACCCTTTAGACTTGAAGCCCGCGAAGCCGAGTTGATGGGCGGCGTAGATTTCGCCGATCGTGGGCTTCCTGCCCAGCGCCTTGGTCAGCCGTTCCTCAAGGAAGGTCAGCCAAGAGGTGGCGTATTCCCGCCCGACCCCTTCGTCCGTGGACCAAGTGCCGTAGCCGTAGGTCGGAAGGCCGTGGCGGGCACGCCAGAGGGTCGTATCGGCCCACGCAGCGGGGAAGAACTGAAGGAGGCCACGCTCGCCGAGACGCCCGATGGCCTTGGGGTTGCCGGAGGACTCGACGAAGATGATGGCCTCGACCTGTCCAGGGGTGACGGCGTGGAGGGAGGTCGCCGCGAGGAGGAGGGTGAGGAACCTCACGACTGCACCTCCTTGGCTTTGTGCCACGCTTCGACTTCATCAATGCAAACATCTTCGACCTTCTCGTATTCAGACCAATAATTGCTGTATTCAAGACGGATGGCTTCTCCAGCGAGGGCATCCCCCGCCTTGGTCAGCCGCTCGACCTGTGCTTCGGCGTATTCCAATGCTCGTTGAACCCTGTCTTTCTCGCATCGAAGCCCAGCCCAATCCTCACGCATAATCTGGCGTTCTTCTTCAAGGGTGAACTTCCATCGTTCGACCTCGGCCTTGAGGCGGGCGTAGTCCTCCCAGCGGACGTAGTTGCCCCAAGCAACCTCTCTCACAATCGGTTCAATCATCTGGGCTTGGTATGATGGCTCAACGCATTGAGTTGAAGGCTCGTATCGCTTCGGTTCGCTCATCGTCCGTCCATCGTCGGGTGAACCGAGCCGGCGTCCTTCTCGCCGTTGCGGTCAACGAAGGACCAAGTGAACAGGGCACGGCATCCCGTGGTGAGGTTGGCGTAGATCGTCACGGCCTTGCACCCGTGGGACATTCGGAGGTTGTCCTCGGCGACGGCGGCGCAGAGCTGAATACGCTCGCGGGCGAACTTCTCCGTCCAGTCGCCTTGGAGGACGCGGTCACGGGCGTAGGCGATTTGGTAGGAGAGTCCGCGGATGACATGGGCGGGGGACGCCAGCATATCGGGGACGTGGGACATGGGGTCAGGCATGGCGGCGGATGCGGTTGGGGTGGTTCTGCTTGCGGGCGTACTTGAACATGACGCCCAGATGGAAGGCGGCCGTCCGCAGGGAATTGCGGGGGAGGCCGGTGAGGGCGGCGAGTTCGGGGAGGGTGGTCGTCTCGGGGTTCGATGCGAGGATGGCTTCCTTGCAGGCGCCGTGACGGCAGCGTGGCTTCTTGTCGGGTGTGGGTTGGTTCATGGGGAGATTAGTACTTGTTGATGATGTCGATGAGGCTGGGGCCGTCGGCGAGGGCGAGGATGTAGGCGGTCAGGGCGACAGCCGCGAGGATGGCGAGGAGGAGTTTCATGGGTTGTTGGTGGTTGGGGTG